CAAAGAAACAATTGATTAACTCTATCAACGCTAAAGGAACATTGGTAGAAGTAGAGTTCAGTGTAGGTAAACAGAAGTACAAGATTGTACGAGGTATCAAACCAAACAAATTTGAAGTTTGGGTGAACGGTAATATGGTCAATCAGAATTCTCATGCAAAAGACTATCAGTCTTTGTTAGAGAAAAACATTCTGAAACTGAACCACAAATCGTTTCACCAAATTGTTGTCTTGGGGTCTTCATCCTTTGTTCCGTTCATGCAACTTACCTCTCAAGCGAGACGGGACGTTATTGAAGACCTTCTTGACATCAACATGTTCTCTAAGATGAATGGACTCTTAAAAGAAAGAGTTGCGATTCTAAAAGACAAGATGACGGCAAACGGACATCATATTGAAGTATCCAATACAAAGATAAATGCACAGAAGAGACTTATCTCAGAGTTGGTGTCTGTACAGGTTCACGAGAAGAAAAAGAAAGAGAAAGAGATAGAATCTATTCAGAAAGAAGTAGAATCTATAAATACTCGTGCTGATAAACTGAATAAGGATATCGCAAAGTTCTTACCCGAAACACAAGCAAAACTTAAAAAACAAACCGCACTCAAAGATAAACTGAGTGCATTCACTGGCGACTACAAAGGAAAAATACGTGATGCAAATAAACAATCTAAGTTCTTCGAAGAAAACAAACACTGTCCCACCTGTGACCAATCGGTTGAGGAAGCGCATCGCCAATCAAAGATTACAGCGAGCAAGTCGAAGGCGGCAACAGTTCAAAAAGCTTTAGATGAACTGACCGTTGAGTTAGAAAAACAACAAAACATTCTTGACGGTCTAAATGAACAGATAGAGATATGTCAAGAGTGGCAAACCGAAGCTGCATCATGCACTGCGGAGATACGTGCTCACCATAATCAAATCAACAATCTTCAAAGTCAAATCTGTGAACTGAATGATGAGAAGGGAGATTTGAAACAGGCGAATGCAGAACTGGTTGAGTTGCGTGACGCTAAAGAAGTATTGCAAGAAGACAAGTATAAGTTGAATGAAGAATATTCTTATCAACAAGTAATTGGTGAACTTCTAAAAGACCAAGGTATCAAGTCGAAGATTATAAAACAATATTTACCTGTGATAAATCAGTTGACTAATCAATACCTACAGACTCTAGACTTCTTTGTTCACTTTGATTTGGATGAGAGTTTCCAAGAGACTATCCGTTCAAGACATCGTGATTCATTTACATATGATTCATTCAGTGAGGGTGAGAAACAAAGAATAGACTTATCGTTATTGTTCACTTGGAGACAGATTGCCAAGATGAAGAATAGTGTTGCAACTAATCTATTGGTACTTGATGAAACATTTGATTCATCGTTAGATACCGATGGGGTTGACAATCTATTAAAGATTTTACAATCACTTGGAGAAGATACTAACGTGTTTGTTATCTCTCACAAAGGAGAACTAGAGGATGCGTCATTCAATCGTAAGATTGAGTTTGTCAAGGAACGCAACTTTAGTAAAATTAGACCTTGACAAAACTTGTCTCGTATGAGATAATATGTGAAAATCAGAGGAGTATATTATGGAATTAACTGATGCAACGTTGCGAGTTCTACAGAACTTTGCAACTATAAATCCGAACCTCGTGTTCAATGAGGGGAACACCCTCAAAACTATTTCAGTTGCTCGTAATGTCTTATCGTCTACAACGGTTGATGAGGATTTCCCTCAGTCGTTTGGAATATATGACTTGCATGAGTTTCTGAATGTTCTGTCTCTTGTTGACAAACCAAGTCTCAAGTTTGAGAAAGACTATGTTGTGGTCTCTGATAATACAGGACGTAGTAACGTCAAGTATTTCTACTCAGACGTGGACATGTTGACTTCGCCTGGCAAAGACATTGTTATGCCTGAAGCGGAAGTTAACTTTGTCATAGATACAGATACGTTGAATCGAATCAAGAAAGCAGCTGCTGTTCTTGGTCACAATGAAGTAAGTATTTCACCATCAAACGGTGGTATATCTCTTAGTGTTATTGATAGTAAAGATTCAACATCTAACGCTTTCTCTATTGATGTAGAGGGAGATTATCCTGAAGGAGTTGATTTCAACTTTGTATTGAATGTCAACAACGTCAAGGTTGTAAACGAAGACTTTGCGGTGAACATATCTTCCAAACTTATTTCAAGGTGGAAGTCACAGCAATCTGCGATTGAATATTTCATCGCACTTGAGAAATCATCTAATTACGGAGTATAAAGATGGCAAAGAAAGAGCAAAACCATGAGGAAATCTACGACCTCGCTAATCGTGTATCTCGTTCAACGGTTGCGGTTATCGACACTGTAGTCCAACGTGGTGGATTCAAAGGAGAAGAACTCTCCACTATCGGTCAATTACGTGACCAAGCAGTTCAAATTGTACAACTGTGTGAACAGTTTCAAGGCGAACAAGGTGTTGACGAAGACTAGTATATCTGATATACTTCTCTGACGGGGGCGCAATGCCCCCACACACTTTTATTATATTATGGAGACACTATGTCTAATGACTTTTTATGGGTGGAGAAATATCGTCCAACCCGAATTGAAGATTGTGTCCTAGAGGATACTCTTAAAAATACATTTATGAACATCGTGATAGGTGGGGAACTACCTAACATGTTGTTATCGGGTAGTGCGGGTCTTGGTAAGACTACAGTCGCCCGTGCAATCTGCGAAAGACTCCAATTAGATTACATCATAATCAACGGTTCTGAAGAAGGGAACATCGATACCTTACGTGGTAAGATAAAACAGTTCGCTTCATCTGTTTCATTGTCAGGCGGTTATAAAGTTGTAATCCTTGATGAGGCAGATTATCTAAATCCTCAATCAACTCAACCCGCATTACGTGGATTCATAGAAGAGTTCGCAGATAACTGCCGATTCATTCTAACCTGTAATTTCAAGAACAAGATTATTGAACCAATACACTCTCGTTGTGGTGTCTATGAATTCAATACATCTAAAAAGACTATGGTGGGATTGTGTGGTCAGTTCATGGAACGTTTACGATTCGTTCTAAAACATGAAGGTGTAGAGTACAAAGATTCTGTTATCGCAGAACTAATTAGTAAGTATGCGCCCGATTGGAGACGTGTTCTTAATGAGGCGCAACGTGCTAGTATCAGTGGTAGTATCACAACAGAAGTCTTACTAAAAGATAATGACCAGTACCCTGACTTGTACAAACATCTCAAGAACAAAGATTTTAAAAAGATGCGACAGTGGGTAGTCAACAATATTGATATAGAACCCGCATCAATATTCCGTGGAATATATAACACAATGGAAGGAAATGTGCAACCGCAATCTATTCCACAACTCGTATTGATTCTCGCTGATTATCAATACAAGAATGCATTTGTGGCAGACCATGAGTTGAACATGGTTGCATGTATGACAGAAGTTATGGCAAACGTGGAGTTTAAATAATGGGTAAACTTAGACAGTGGTTTCGCATGTGGTTTGATAGACAAGTCGAAAAATCATTTCAAAGACAAGCGGATAAATTATTCATGAAGTCTCAGAAAAAGAAATGAAACTGTACGGTAAAAGACCTGATACCAAAGATAAACTTTGGAAGATATGGAAATATGCATTGGGTTCTTATTCTGATGACAAGACTGCCGAGTATGACGATATCATTACGGTTATAAGAACAATAATAGTAGGAGTTAACTTTATTACTTGTTTCTTTATTATATCGGGAGTGATAAGGCATTGGACATGAGTTTATTTCATAGACTATTATATCTCTTACAAGACTATGATGTACCACCTGAAAAAATTCATCAGATTATGAAAACGGTTTGGGAGTTCGAGAATGAACAAAATTATTACCGTAACCGTAATGAGCATTCTACTCAATCCGAATTCGACTTTGAGACCAAGGAGAGTAATGGTGGATAAATGGGATATTGCACACATGGAGACAGCGAAGATATATGCGAAGTTGTCTTCCGCCAAACGATTGAAGGTTGGTTGTGTTATTGTAAAAGATAGACGTATCATCTCAATAGGATATAATGGTATGCCTAGTGGATGGGATAATGAGTGCGAATATCTTGATAAAGAATATGAGTTCTTTGATGGGGCATTGAAGACTAAGAAAGAAGTATTACACGCAGAATCAAATGCAATCGCTAAGGTTGCTCGTTCATCCGAATCAAGTTTCGGTGCGGTTCTGTATTGCACACACGCACCCTGTTTAGATTGTGCAAAACTAATCCATCAAGCGGGTATTGTAGAAGTGTGGTATGAAGAAGAGTATCGTGATAAAGAAGGGTTGCGATTTCTTGCGGAATGTGATATACTGGTGCGAAGAGTACAGGAAAAAGATTATGAATCCATTTGATTATGTAAATGCAATCAATTATACAAAGAAGGATATTATGCAAACTCCTGAAGATGAGTCTGCATACAATCCTTTTATGGTCAATCGTAGTCTATCTTATTTCAGTGATACTGTAGCTATTGCAAACGAAATGAACCGATATCACCACCTAGAGAAGCGTCTACAATTCTCATTTCTTATAAATATAATTAGGAAACGTAAACGTTTCTCTAAATGGGTAAAACCTGAATTAGAGAATGATGTTGATGTGGTGAAAGAATACTATGGATATAGCAACGAAAAGGCAAGACAAGTTATTTCCCTTCTATCCCCGCACCAACTTGAAGTAATTAAAGGTAAGGTGAATAAAGGTGGAAGAAAATAATAATAACCATGTAACTTGGACTCCAGCAAATATGTTGGAAGTGTCCCTTAGTGAACCTGATGATTTTCTAAAAGTCCGTGAAACATTGACACGTATCGGTGTCGCATCAAGAAAAGAAAAGAAACTGTTTCAATCGTGTCATATTCTGCACAAACAGGGTAGATACTTTATTGTACATTTCAAAGAACTTTTCATGTTAGACGGGAAGAAAGCAAACTTAGAACAAACTGACGTAGAAAGACGTAATACCATTGCGACTCTACTTGCGGATTGGGGTCTTGTAGAAATACAAAACAAAGAAGTTGCGTCTAACTGTGCTCCATTGAGGACAATCAAAATTATTGGTTTTAAAGATAAGGAACAGTGGGAACTATGTCCCAAGTATTCTATTGGTAATAAATAATTTATGTCTGTTTGGTATGATGTCTTTGAAAATAACATAGACTGTATTCGTAATAAAAAAGTTTTTTGGGGTAGGATGTCTACACCCGAAATAAAAACTTATGATTGGAATAAGGTCATGGATATGGTTGACACACATCCACGTGATATGTACGATTGGAATCGTGAGAAACAAAGACTAGGATTGAATTCATTTCACATGCGAGGTTCTGCACCTCAGTATGCGAAAGACGTTGTTGCGTCTATGCAAAAGTTCTTTATAGACAATCATAAAGACAAACTACACAAAGACAAATACGACAAGGGCCCACAACAGATAACTAATATTGCATTCATAGGTTTTGGTCAATACTCAGGAAGTTATCCAAGACACAAAGATTCTATGGATGTGTTCTTAATCCAACATACAAACGAATGTAAAATTACGGTAGGATATACCGAAAAACCATCTGATAAAGACATGGTGAAAGTTATGGAGCCAGGCAGTTTTGTTTTTATTCCAAGAGGAACATGGCATCAACTTGAACCCACGGTTTCAAGATGCACATTCTCTTTTGGTGTAGAGGGAGACTTTGACCCTAAGAATTATCTATAGGTTCATACACTATCTTAATACCACGTCTTGTTAATTCGTTTCTGACTTTCTGTTTTATCTTTGGTCTTGCACTGGAACTATTCAAGTACGCAATCAGTTCCTCTTTTGGAGTGGACTTCATATAATAGTGTTCTACCCAAGTCTTCTTAGTCTGTCTATCCATCTTAGTTACACTTGGTTTGAATTTTGTTGGCATTATACTCCTTGCGCTTGACAAATCTTGTTTGATTTGTTAATATATTACACAATTATATATAAAAAACTTGAAATAGAGATTTAAGTTCTTATATATAATAGTGTATATAGAAATATATACGTGTGTATGCCGAATGGTTCGGGTACACATTCTTGCTTAATTTTAAGGAGAAATGATATGACAAAAATAGGCAACACGCTGTTCCCACGTGCATCTTTTATTGGGTTCGACCACTTGTTCCAAGAACTGGAACATGCCACAAACCACGCATACGACCATTATCCGCCTCACAATATTGTGAAGTTGACTGATGATGAGTATGTAATTGAAGTAGCAGTAGCTGGATTCAAGAAAGGTGAGATTACTGTAGAACAGAAAGAACGTTCTGTTATTATTACAGGTAAACACGTGAGCGAGGAAAGGGAAGTTATTCATCGTGGTATTAGTACCAAGAAGTTTAAAAGAACTTTCAGACTATCCGAGTATGTCCAAGTAAACGGAGCAACTCTAAAGGATGGTATACTTGCAATTACATTGAAGTTAGAAATCCCCGAAGAGAAGCGTCCTCGTAGTATAGCAATTAAATAACACGAGGAACTTTAATGAAGAAGTTAGGTACTCACCTGACTAATAACGGTGAAATTTATGGTCATCTATTAATGCTTGGCGTCATGGTTGTAATCATGACAGTAGCAATGTGGCCACTAATGAAATACGGCATTTAGTTGGAAGACGAAGGGGTGGGTAAAACCACCCCTAAGTATATAATATGAAAGCATACCAAATCGTTGATTTTGACAATCCAGTATCAGTATCTTATTCTAAGATATCACAAGATAGTTTCAGACCCGCAATAGAGAAAGGGTATATCTCTGAGATTATTCCCGTCCAAGCAGTAACACCTAAGAATCTGCACAAATACGAAGATATGTTCAATTGGGAGTCTGACCTCACACAAATAAGTGGGTACAACAAAAAGATTACACCCACAGAAAAGTCAGGTAATATATCTCATTGGTTGTTAATGAAACAAGCGTCTGAGACAGATGAAAGATTCTTTATTATGGAACATGATGCACTCATGTTAAATAGTTTTAATTTTAAGATGTGTATGGATGTCATGAATGAACATGATATGTCATATGCAAACCTTGGTATGTTTATGTCTTGTTATTCTTATAATAAGCATTGTGCAAAGTGGTGTTGGGATTTACTGACAGATGGTAAGTTCCCTATAAATTGTGGCCCATACGGAGTCGCAGAAAGGTTGTACAAAACATATGCAACTGATTATCTTGAGAAGAATAACTACGATGGGAAAGAACTGACCTTTATGACCCACTATCATGATATTACGCATGTTGGTGTGGGTAGAACCGCAGAGAAGATGTTTGAAATATATAACTTCAATAGAGTAGATGAAGAACGTGGAATAAACAACCCCGATACATTACCTCTTCCGTCCACTCAAGTCATCTCAAGAAAACTCATGATTACACAAGACCATGAGTATCCACGATTAGACTTACAAGAAAAACCTTGGCGAAGAAATAACGCATTTGTTTTAATAGATTAGTCTTGACAAAACCTGTTGACTATGTTACTATGGTCACAATATTATGAGGCACAATTTATGGATTTCTATACTACTGTCGAGCGTTATGGGAATAACTTACTCTACCGTGGTTACTCAGGAACAGAACGGGTTCAGAAGAAAATCCCTTTTAGACCAACACTGTTTGTCCGTAGCGATAAAGGGTCTTGGAAGAACTTACAAGGACAACCTGTAGAACCAATCGAATTCGATTCGATGCG